CATTTCAGCGTACATTTCAGGATTCTGAAGAGCCGCTTCAAGCATCTCAATCGCTTCGTCTAAGTCCTCTGGGACCATAGCTGTGCGAGACAGACGCTCTTCTATGACATCAATGCCTTGACTGAACTCTGGACTCTGACTAGCGAACTCTATAATTTGTTCCCGCATTTATTTAACTCCTACACCAGTCGTGTTTTCTGTATTCATTATTAAGAAAGCCATAAATAAACATGTCTTCATCGTCATCGTATGCTTTTCTCATTGTCCCTTCTTTTAGAAATCCCAAATGCTCGCAGAATTTCTGAGAATCTGTATTACTGGCAGCAACCAATGCTGTGGTCCTAACTGCTTTGAGTTCATCAAAAACCATTTTAAATAAGCCGTTAAACATTTTAATAGTCGCCTTTGGCGTCCATTGACAAGTGGCGGCAATGTTTATGTCTATATTTCTTTTAGTAAAATTTGTTAGCAAAATAACACACGTAAATTCGCCAGCATCATCAACAGCCGATAACGCTCTAAAAACACTAGGAGCGCTCTTAATTCCTAAGTATTTTCTTGCCCATTTTTCTGCCATTTCTTCGTCTTGATAGCCAATATATTTCATAATGTTGTTTGAACAAACCTCTCTGCCCATTCTCGCCAGTCCGTAATAGCGTAACTATACGGATCTGGAAAGTCTTCCACTAAGTTACTAGATCGCATGTACTGCATAGCCCAATCTTGCCACTTATTCACATCATCTAGTGGCTGGTAAACGCCAAAAGCATCAAAATCAGTGATTAGGCAGTCAGCCCAGTCCTTGAGACCAATACCAACTGGGAGCGTAACACTAAGACTCATCCTAGATCCGTACCATCACCGCTGTCAAAGTGCGCGATGATCTGGCCCATTTGATAATCTCCGTACAGCTCATTACTTTCAAACTTAACTCTAAGCTCTCTTCTCTGCTCTTTTAGCATAACTATCTGCTGATAAGGTTCAGAGGCCGACTCAGGAAACTCAAATGTTGTACTGACCACTTCTGGCGCTCTTGCGTTAGCTCTTCCCGTTATATTAACAGTCATCGGACCGCTTTGCACAAAGTCCGGCTCAATCGTTGTGCAGCGTAAATATCTATTATTTCCAGTAACTAGGGTAGATAAGTCAGCTGTCTCAAAGTTAGACTTAATGGGTCTTACTGATGGGCCATCATACTCATCAGATTTAAACTCATGACGCCAAACTTTATAGCCGCCGCCATCATTTTTAACGCCTGTGAGAACTGGGGCAGCAAATGAGTTGTTAAAGTGTCCAGCAGACCTTCCATCGTTAGGGAGCTCAGTATCATACCAAGTCTGCTCTCGCACGTTATACACAACAGCGTGGGTGCATTCTGTCGCTGTTCCGCGAGGATAACACCACCAAATCTCGCCGTATTTTGGCACTTGAAAACAGAATGTTTTGCTTTGCTCGTTGACGTTAATGCCGTCAAAAAAGTAATTAAGATTCATGCTGTTTGGTACTTCGCGCACTACACCGTTAAACATGTAGAATCTATCTACGCCAGCCCAGTAAAATACTCCATCGTAATCTACCACGCAGAACTGAGACATAATTGAAGTGCCGGTCGCAATAATGTCAAACTGGAATACTGTTGATCCGCCTGTAAAAGTAGCCCTTAATACCGCGTCAAACGCCCAAAATATTCCTGCAGGGGCCGTTCCAGATCCCGCTCTCATTGGTAGACCCTTGATGATCTTTTGCCCCCAGACGCGAGCTAGGCCGCTACCTGAACCAGTTAAATCCGTTGGCTCTCCAGGAACTGACCAGCCAATAATGCCATCAGTACCATAATAAAATAAGTAAGGATGAAGACTAACAATTCCGCCAGTCACATTAGCGTTTGGAGGAAGTGGTATGCTTTTCAAATCGCCAGTTCCTAAGACTTCTCCAAAGAATATTTGACCATCCTGATCATTGCACACACAAGTACCATTTGGTGCCACTGAGGCTATTAAATAGTTTTGATTAGTAGATGAGGCATATTGGACATCAAACATCCAATAGTTGAAAGGATTTGCTAGCAGAGGATCAGATCCGTAGTCGAATTTCACTAAAGTAGACGTAAGCGTGGTTAATGTGTTGGTAATGATAAATCCATTAACCTGATCACCTGTGGTAACTGAAGTAATGGTGATTACCGCGCCTACTGCCGCAGCAGTGTAATTTGGCGTTGAGTTAAATGCAGTGATATTGGAGGCAACATCTGTTGCTGTTTGATTTAATGTACTGTTAAAGGCCACAGCTCCAGACATAATGTCAACGCCATTGACAGCAATCATGTTAACTGAACCAGCAGCTCCAGCCAAAGTTACAGTTCCATATGCGCCTACAGCAACAGGTGTTCTGTCGGTAATAACTGAACTGTTACTTGTAGCGTCTAGCGTAAATCGCTCTAATTTATTTGCGCTGCCCGAATGACAGTAGACGTATAGCATCTGCGTAAACGTAGAAAATCCACGGCTTATTTCTTGTAATAATTTCTGAGTAGTTTTGTATCCACCCATTTTGCGAGGAAGCCCTCTTTGCCAGCGCACCCACTGACCATCCGTATAATTATCACCCTCAAACTTGGTTCCATCTCTTTTGATTCCTGGAGATGATTTTAATACAGCTGTTTGAATAGGCATATTAGTAAGTGCCTCCGTCTGCTGGTCCAATCGCGGTCCATGCAGTCCGTTGATTTACAGACTCAAATATAGCGATACCTGTAGATTTACCGCCCAAATTTATTAATGCAGCTCCTGCGGAGGTGGCTCCAGTACCGCCATTGGCGATAGAAATAGGTACGCCAATAGTTGCAGTGTCAGCATCTAAGATCACACTACCATCGCAATAAAATATACCGCGCTCATTGGTGCTCAAAGTAACACCTGTGGTTCCGCTAACTTTTACTGTGAATGTATGTGACCCAGTAGTTCGATTATCAATCCAATACTGTTGAACAGTTGCAGGTATAATAATGTTTCTAGCGCCTGTGAGCGCTCCAGTGAATCGATAAGCAACTCTATTTAGCTGGGCTCCAGACAACACAAAGTTGCCCGATCCGGGCACATCAATTACTGTGTAATCAAATGCGAAAGTCGCTGATTTACCAAATCCTATAGTGTAGAAATTAGTACCATCAGAAGCAACTATTGCTGACTCTCCAGGCTGAAAAGGAAGCGGAGACGTACCATCAATCTGAACACTGCCTGTTGGCGTTACCGCAACTTGGCCTGATCCTGAATTACGCAGATAGAGAAACCAATTATCGCCAACAATAGTAGGGTCTGGTAGTGTCAAAACACCTCCAGCTCCAGTCCAGTTGTACATCCTTGCTCGATCATTATCGCCAGCAGTATAGTTCGAGTTAAATGCTGTAATAGGTACTGACTGAGATAAAACAGTGCCAACAGCAACAATGCCTGTGCCAGCCAATGCCGAGGCGTTCGCGCTCGATGTGGTGGCTCCATACTGCAGGATTTGCCAAGTGCCGTTTACGCTAGTATTACTAGTTAAGTAAACTTGCCAAATTTGTCCCGCAGCGATTGTACCGACTTGAACACCGCCAGCGTTTAAAACCGTAAATGTATGGCTACCTTTATTGTTAAATAATATCGTATTACCTGTACCACTTTTTGTGGCGTCAGGTAGGGTAATGTTAAAGTTTATCGCAGATGGCGTAACATCCATGATCCTAGTGGCTAAATTGACGTTTGTAGACGTTTCTTCTGGCCAGCTAAGAACAATGCTGGCAGTTAAAGCAACCGAGCTGTAGCTTATTTCACTTGGGTATATATTGGCCCCACCAAAAACATCGGTATAACTTGGCATTATGCTTCACTCCTGCTTGCTGATCTGTCCATAATCTTACTTAAATCCTCGCCATTCAGCGCTTGCGCTGCACGATCATACATTCCAGTCCACATAGCAACTCGTTCGTCATTTTTTAAAAATGGAGCTGCTTCCAGAAGTGCGGCATATAATAAGACATCAGGCGCATATTCTGTCAGCCAATTACTTTGGAAATCATCTCCCAAAAGAGCTGGCTGCTCGTAATAAAGTATTTCCATTGTGCTTGCAGCATTAGGAGTCGGAACTATTAGCCAATGCTGATAGTCGTAATCTGCATAAAATTCAGGCGTGGCAGTCTCAGATTCGTTTGTCCAATAGTTGCGGCAGTATTCGTAAGATCGCGCAAATATAGACTTTCCAGAAATATTCATCGATATAGTGTCGCGCCATCGGTCAGGCTTTAAATACGTTGATACTCCAATCGCCAGCGGTAGATTAACTGCCCGGATGAATCCTTCTATTTTAAGCTCACGCGCAATACGCCTCTCTCCCAGGGTAATTAAACGTGGGAGTTGATCAAACACTATTTGATCGCTATCCTGAGTAAACCCTCGCTCTAAATAGCGCCTAAGATCTACCAGTAAGCTGTCGTAAGTCATCGTGTAGCTCATATTATTTCTCTCTGCTTACAGCTTTTACTTTTTCTACAGTACGCATGGCACCTAATCCTAACATACCCATCAGCACTGGCATCATTTCTGACAACGCTATCATGGGTATAGTTACGCCTGTTTTTGATAATTCTAACGCCATGTTAGCGAATGGAATAATCAAGAAATTACCAGCCATACCCATAGCACATATCCAACCTATTGCTGGACGCCAGCCAGCCACAAACATGCTGCTGTGAGCGGCTTCAACTTTATTGACTTCAATCTGAGCCATAACTTGCGCTTGAGCGTGTTTTTCAGCCATTGTTGCAATTTCATGCGACAATCGTTCACGCAAATCTTTGTCAGGAATAACCTTATCAAGAATGCTTGATACTG